TGTATGGTGTGAAAGCCATGCGTACAGCCGCTACAACTGGTGCAGCTTTGTCTTCTAGCGCATTTGCGTTAGCAGTTCCAGCCTAATAGTTGCCTTTTCCCCTCGCCTTAATCGGTGGGGGGATTTTTTACATTAAGGAGATTTATTATGGCGGCAGCAACAGCAGTAGTTTCCCGTAGGGGAAATGACCAGTTTCGGGGAATCTTCTCTGACACATGGTCTGTTACAGCAACACTAAACGCTTCATCTTTGGCTGATGGCGTTGGTGAGACAAACACAATTGCAGTGCCAGGCGTAAAGCTTGGTGACATTGTGATGAACATTAGTATGGGTGTGGATGTCTCTGGCATCACCATCACTCCTTATGTTTCAGCAGCAGATGTTGTTTCTATTCGTTTCCAAAACGAATCAGGCGGTACTTTAGACTTGGCAAGCACCACAGTTCGGTGCGTTGTAGTTCGCTTGGTATGATAAAAGGGGGCTAATACCCCCCTTTTTTTGGAGTTTTTATGGCTACTTTTAAATGTTTACAGTCTGGTACTGAAGTCACTTTCACCTATCAGCATGATATTGATAGCATGAAGGGTCATCAAGGATACGTTCTTGTTGAGGAAACTCCAAAAGAAGTTGAAGAAAAACCTAAATCCCGTGGTGGAAGACCTAGAAAAGAGGTTGTAAATGTCGGAAATTGATCCAAGGGAATTTGGTAAATTGGAAGCCCAAGTTGAGGCTTTACAAATAGAAGTTCATGGACTTCGCCAAGATATTAAATTGCTTTTAGAGATGGCAAACAAGTCCAAAGGTGGATTCTTTGTCGGAATGGCTATTGCATCTTTTGTTGGTGGCCTTATCACTTTTATTGCTGACAGAGTGTTTTCAAAATGAAACTCTTATCTGGCGTTACTTGTCCGATAGCTACTCAGGATGTGTCTGTCAACCTGAAGAACCGCAATAATGCGTTCAAGAAGTTTGGCTATGGCCCACCTAATCCTGAAGAATCTAATGATTCGTTTTGGCTAAAAAAAGCCAAGATGTATAACGCTCCTACCGAGAATATCAAAGGTATGCGTTGTGGAAACTGCGCTGCTTTTATCCAAACTCCTAAGATGATGGCCTGTATTGAGGGTGGTCTAGAGAAGGATGAAGGTGAAGGAGAGTTATCTTATGACCAGAATTTCATTAAAGCCGCTGATCTCGGCTATTGCGACTTATTTCAGTTTACTTGTGCTGCCGCCCGTACTTGTGATGCGTGGAAAGGTGGCGGCCCTATTACTAAGGAGAAACCATGAAACCGATGAAAAAACCAAGTGACAAGAAGCCAAAGGGTATGCCTTTGACCATTATGATTGCTGTTGGCAAACCTAAGATGGCTCTGCCTACCCGTGGTAGCCGTACTGCTACTAACATGATGAAAAAAGCAGGTCGTGGCAAATGAAACCCGCCACTAAGATCAGGAAAGTAATGCGTGAGTTTAAGGAAGGAACTCTCCACTCTGGCAAAAAAGGCCCTGTGGTGAAGAATCCTAAACAAGCCATTGCTATTGCTATTTCTGAGTCTAAGAGGAAAAAGAAATGACCTTAAAAGCGCATCAAAACCCCAAAGGGGGCTTGAATGCCAAAGGAAGAGCATCGTATAATGCAGAAACGGGTGGTAATTTAAAGCCACCAGTAAAGTCGGGAGATAACCCTCGTAGGGCATCCTTTTTAGCACGAATGGGCAATATGCCTGGCGCTGAGATGAAAGATGGGAAGCCTACCCGACTCCTATTATCTCTTAGAGCTTGGGGCGCAACGTCCAAAGAAGACGCTAAGGCGAAGGCTAAAGCGATCTCTAAGAGGAATAAATGAGACCTATATCCGTTGGAGTTAGCCCTACTGCGGCAATATTGACGACTGTTTACACAGTTCCTACGGGTTATTACGCCAAATTTACTGTCATGTACATCCACAATACTGGTGGATCAACAAAGCACATCACAGTCCAATGGTATGACGCAAGTCTAGCGGCTACTTACGATATTCTTACTACTTACAACTTTACTTCTAAACAGTACCTTCAGTTTGATGGTGCAGCTTATATCGTTTTAGAAGAAGGCGATAGAATACAGATTACAACTGAAGCTGGAAGTACCTTCAGTTTTCTGGCAACCTTTGAGGTTAATGGAGCACAACGAACATGACCTATCTAGAACTTGTTAATGATGTGCTAGTTCGCTTGCGTGAAAGCACAGTTTCTACTGTTGGCGAAACAACCTATTCTGCTTTGATTGGCAAGTTTGTCAATGATGCTAAACGTCAGATTGAAGATACATACACTTGGAATGTCTTAAATCAAACAGTTACAGTTACGACTGCTGCCAATACAAGTTCTTATTCTTTAACTGGTACTGGTCAGAAGTTTCGTATTGCTGAAGCTCTTAATACCACAAGCAACATTGTTTTGAGCAACATTGCAGTATCAGACATGAATCGCAAGTTGAGTTTTGGCACACCAGCTAAAGGCATCCCTGCTCAATATTGCTTTAATGGCGCAGATTCTAGTGGCGACACAAAGGTTGATTTATATCCTATTCCTGATGGAGTATTTACTTTAAAGTTTGAAGTGACAATTCCACAAGTTAATTTGTCATCTGACAGCACTTCAGTCAAGGTTTTAGACTACTTGGTTTCTCAAAGTGCCTATGCTCGTGCTTTACTTGAGCGTGGTGAAGATGGTGGAACAAACTCTTCTGAGGCTTATGCTTTGTTTAGAGGAATGCTCTCTGATGCTATTGCAATGGAAAGCACTCGTTATCCTGAAGATAACTTTGTGGCAATCTAATGGCTTCACAACTTCAAAGTTACAGTCTCTCAGCACCAGGCTTTTATGGCCTGAATACTGAAGATTCTCCCCTTGATTTAGGGGCAGGTTTTGCTTTGGTTGCAACCAATTGCATCTTGGATCAGTATGGTCGTATTGGTGCTAGAAAAGGTTGGTCAAGGGTTAACTCGTCTTCTGGCAATCTAGGTGCTAATGATGTTGGTGTAATCCATGAGTTAGTCCAGACTGATGGAACTCTGACAATCCTATTTGCTGGAAACAATAAGATATTCAAACTTGGCACTTCTAATGCAGTGACTGAGTTGACCTATGGTGGTGGGGGGTCTCCTCCTACTATTACTGCTAGTAATTGGCAATGTGCAACTCTTAATGGGATTGCATACTTTTTCCAAACAGACCATGATCCTTTGATTTATGACCCCGCTATAAGTACGACTACTTATCGCAGAGTTTCCGAGAAGTCTGGTTATGTAGCAACTGTTCCTCAAGCAAACATCTGTTTATCAGCATTTGGTCGCTTATGGGTAGCTAATACTTCTACAGATAAAGTAACGATTACCTTCTCTGATCTGATTGCAGGTCATGTATGGGGGGGTGGTACTTCAGGCTCATTGGATGTCTCTCGTGTATGGCCTAATGGTGCTGATGAAGTGATGGGCTTGGCTGCTCACAATGATTTCTTATTCATCTTTGGTAAACGACAGATTCTTGTCTATTCTGGTGCATCTACACCTTCAACCATTGTTCTGAGCGACACAATAGGCTCTATTGGTTGTATCGCAAGAGATACTATTCAAAGCGTTGGTTCTGACGTTATTTTCTTGTCAGATTCAGGTGTTCGTTCTTTGATGAGAACTATTCAAGAGAAGTCTGCTCCTTTGCGAGACTTGTCTAAAAATGTTCGTTTTGACCTAAATTCATCATTGGCTGGTGAAACACTGGCTAATCTGAAGTCTGTTTACTCAGAAAAAGAAGCCTTTTATCTGCTTGTTTTGCCTACAACATTTCAAGTTTACTGTTTTGATACCAAGCAATCTTTGCAAGATGGAGCTTCTCGTGTAACGAAATGGGACTCAATTGCTCCTACTGCCTTGCGTTCTTTGCGTAATGGTGATTTGTATATTGGTAAGAACGGGTACATTGGTAAGTATGGAACTTATCTTGATGATGCATCCACGTACCGATTTTCGTACTACACAAACAATGCTGACTTGGGTAATCCTAATCAGATTTCTATTCTGAAGTCTGTTACTGCCATTGTGATTGGTGGATCGAATCAGTATTTAACGATCAAGTGGGGTTTTGACTACTCTGGTGCTTATCAATCAGAAAACATCTACATCCCAACACAAATCAGCTACGAGTATGGCATTGGTGAGTACAACATTGCTGAATATACAAGTGGCGTGCCAATTAAGACTCTTTCTGCCAATGCTTCTGGTGCGGGAAAGATTGTTCAAACTGGTTATGAAACAACAATCAATAATGTTTCATTTTCTCTGCAAAAGATTGAAATTCAAGCCAAAGATGGCAAAATAGGGTAAGAGGTAAACCATGTCAAATTACACCAAATCAACCAATTTCGCTACCAAAGATAATCTATCGCCTGGCAATCCTTTAAAGATTGTCAAAGGTACTGAAATTGATACTGAATTTAACAACATTCAGACTGCTGTTGCGACTAAGACGGATGGTGCGGCTTCTAGTACCGATAACGCCATTGCTAGATTTGATTCAACCACAGGTAAGATCATTCAAAACAGTGTAGTCACAATTGACGACACAACTGGCGACATTATTGGTACTGCAACACAAGGTGTTTTTAATACTGTATCTACAACAGTAAACGCATTTGGTGCGGCTACTGCTGTAAACATTGGTGCGGCTACAGGAACTGCCACAGTCAATAACACCACCTTGGCGGCTAAAGCAATCACTGCAAGCACTACATTGGCAGTCACAGGTACTTCAACTCTGACAGGTGCTGTTACGGCTACTGCGGGTGTTACAGGCCCAATCACATCTTCTAGCGCAACCATCACTGGTGGCTCAATCTCAGGTATTACCGATTTAGCAGTGGCTGATGGCGGTACTGGTGCTTCTACTGCCGCAGGTGGCCTGAATAACCTATTGCCTAGCCAAACAGGAAATGCAAACAAGTATCTCCAAACTGATGGCACTAATGCTTCTTGGGATGCCGTAAGCCTATCTACTTCTGATATTACTGGCACTCTTCCCGTAGCAAATGGTGGTACTGGTGTAACTTCTTCTACTGGTACTGGTAATGTAGTGTTGTCAAACTCGCCAACACTGGTGACTCCCGCCTTGGGTACTCCTGCTTCTGGTGTGGCAACTAACTTAACTGGTTTGCCGATCTCAACAGGTGTTTCAGGTCTTGGTACTGGTGTTGCTACATTCTTGGGAACACCATCAAGTGCTAATCTTGCTTCTGCCGTTACAGATGAAACTGGCTCTGGTGCTTTGGTGTTTGCCACAAGTCCTACTCTAGTGACTCCCGCTTTAGGTACTCCTTCAGCTTTGGTTGGAACAAACATTACGGGTACTGCTTCTGGTTTAACTGCGGGTAATGTAACGACAAATGCTAACTTAACAGGTGCAGTTACTTCTGTTGGTAATGCTACATCTCTTGGTTCATTTAGTTCTGCTAATCTTTTAGCAGCTTTGACTGATGAAACTGGAACTGGTGCAAACGTATTTGCTACTTCACCTACGCTAGTTACTCCTATCCTTGGAACACCTACTAGCGCAACATTGACAAACGCTACAGGGCTTCCAATCGCTACTGGTGTGTCTGGTCTAGGAACAGGCGTAGCAACGGCTCTGGCGGTCAATGTAGGCTCTTCTGGCGCACCTTTGGTTAATGGTGGTGTGCTTGGTACTCCATCTAGCGGAACTGCTACTAACTTAACAGGTTTGCCTTTGTCTACTGGTGTAACAGGAACACTTCCTGTTGCTAATGGTGGAACAGGAACAGCAACTCCTAGCATTGTTGCGGGAACAAACGTAACTGTTACTGGCACATGGCCTAACCAAACCATTGCGGCTTCTGGTGGCGGTGGCTCTGGTGATGTTGTTGGCCCTGCATCTTCTACCGCTAATGGTGTTGCCTTGTTTGATGGCACAACAGGTAAGTTGCTAAAAAACAGTTCTGCAACAGATGGACTTATTCATGGTTTGACAGTAGGCCGTGGTGCAGGTGCTGTGTCTACCAACACAGTTTTTGGTGCTAGTGCTTACCAAGCAAATACCACGGGTTCTAATTCAGTTGTTGTGGGCAATCAGGCAGGGTATACAAATAGCACTGGCATACAAAATGTATTTATAGGAAATCAGGCTGGTTACGCAGCAACAGGTAGAGATAGTACATTTGTTGGTACTGGCGCTGGTGGTGCTATTACTTCTGGAACAAATAACACGATTATTGGACAGTATGATGGAAATGGTGATGGCTTAGACATTCGCACAGCATCTAACTACGCAGTAATTTCTGATGGCGATGGCAATCGTTTACTGTCAACGGCAAATGGTTATTCACTTGCTTTAGATGGCGGTGCAGTTCCACAAACAGGCACAGGCATCACATTCCCCGCAACTCAATCAGCATCATCAGACGCTAATACGCTAGATGACTACGAAGAAGGGACTTGGACACCGACTGTTATTGGGTCAACGACAGCGGGAACTGGAACATACAGCAGTCAACTTGGTCGTTATACAAAAGTCGGAAGGTTAGTATCCCTTGAGGTTTATTTAATATGGTCAGCACATACAGGAACAGGTAATCTACAATTTTCTAATTTGCCGTTTACAGTTAACAGTTCTGTTAATTCTGGAGTTTCAATTGGCTATTTTGAAACCATTGGACTAACGGCACTTAATGTTGCAACGGCTTTTACTGCCCCAACTACAACTAATATTAGGGTTTTTCAATATCCTACTGGAGGCGGCTCGACAACGGCAGTGCCAATTGATACCGATGGAGCTATTATGTTTGGCGTGACTTATTCAGTTTAACTTATTTCGTTTAATTAACCTGATTGGATTATCAGGTCGGACACTAACCAAAGGAAAAAATCATGTCTTTAACTAAAACAACAACTGTAGACCAAATTACAGTCACCGAAAACGGCATCGTTCTTTATCGTGAGGCAACTCGCATTATGGAAAACGGCAATCAAATCAGCCAAACTTTTCACCGCACAAGCCTAACACCCGCACAAGACCTAACAGGCATCCCCGCTAATGTAGTTGCAATCTGCAATGCGGCTTGGACTGCTGAAGTGGTAGCGGCTTATCAAGCGGCACAAGCTGCGGCTGAAGCGGCACGAGCATAAAAAGTTCTATCTTTAATTAAGTAGAACTACACAGGAGAAAAAACAATGCCAACAGTAAATGACATTTATCAGCAGGTGCTAGGTCGCCCAGCAGAGCCAGAGGGATTAGCCTACTGGAAAAGCGTATTTGGCGATTATGTTGACGATACTGAATTGGCACAGTTTAAAACTGCGGCTGCTCCTGAGATAGCACAACGTGCATCCTTGCTAACAGGTTCTGGAAATACTGCGGCTACTACTGCTGCTACAACTGCGGCTACTACTGCCGCTACTACCACTGCGGCTACTACCGCCCCTACAACAATTGCTGATCTGTATCAACAAGTGTTAGGTAGAGCACCTGAGTCGCAAGCAGTAGTTGATGAATGGACTAGATTATTTGGTAGCACGATTGAACCTGCTGAAATTGCTCAATTTAAGGAAGCCGCACAACTTGAGTTAACCAATTCCAATATATCTAACATCAAGGGTCAAATCTTAGCTCAAGGTAATATAGATAAATGGACGGGTCAAGGTCAAGGTTCTGCGGAAGCCAATGCAACTGACATGGCTACTATTTTGGCTGGTATCGGCATTACTGATATTAACCAGTTTGGAGCATTGCCAGGTGGAGGTTTTGGCAACAAGGTAACAGGTCAAGCAGTTCCCAATACTTATGGTGAACGTCAAACTGGTAATGCTTTTGGTGGGACATTTTCTGGTAAAGGAAACACTGGCTATCGTGTTAATTTTGATGCTACTGGTAAGCCCATTTTCTACACAACTGCAGCTTCTAGCTCAAATGTTCCTAGTTGGGTAAAAGCCGCCTTAATTGCTGGTGGTGCTTACTTAGGTTTAGATGCTTCTGGATTATTGGCTACTACTGCTGGTACAGCAACAACGGCAATAACAGCGGCAGAGGCGGCAGGATTAGGTCTAACGGCTGCAGAAGCGGCTGCTTTAGGCTTGTCAGGAGCAGAGTTTGCGGCAGCATCAGCAGTAGGTGGACTAACTGCGGCTGAAATTGCAGCAAATGCGGCTGCGGCAACTACTGCAACTACTGCAGCTACTGCGGCAACAGCAGCCAATGCGGCAACAGCAGCTACAACTGCGGCAACGGGATTAACTGCGGCTCAAATAGCTTCTTTGGCTTCTGCAGGTTTATCAGTAGCGCAGATAGCACAAATAGGAACTGGTCTTCTTAGCACTGCGGGAAGTGTTGCTCAATCTGCTGAGTCTAAGGCGGCTGCGCTTGCAGCGGCTGCAAAGATTCAAACCGCAACAGATCAAGCAGTTTTGGCTAGTCAATTCCGTCCCATTGGGATGACTACTAGGTTTGGTACATCTAATTTTGCATTTGATCCTGTAACGGGTCGAATGATTGATGCTAATTACAATCTAAGCCCAGAAGCTAAAGCGCAACAAGATAGATTAGCTGTTTTAGCAAATGCAGGTCTAACACAAGCAGAAGGCGCACAAGCACAATATGCTCCTCTTCAAAAAGGTGCTCAGAGTCTTTTTGGTTTAGGTCAAGGATTTTTAGATGCTAAAACTGATCCTCGTTTGGCAGAAATTGCTTCTCAATATTTACCTCTTTCTCAACAAAGCAAGGATTTAACAGCTCTTGGTACTGGTTATTTAACTTTATCTCCAGAAAGTCAGGCTTTAACTGCTCTTGGAGGTAAGTACATTGCTCAATCTCCTGAACAAGTGGCTCAAAACTATTTGAATCAACAGATGGCTTTGTTGCAACCAGGCAGAGAGTTAGAGTTAGCTACTCTGCAAAACAAACTGCAACAACAAGGCCGTGGTGGTCTTTCTGTGGCTCAAGGCGGCTCTTATGGTGCTACTACTCCTGAACTACAGGCTTTGTATAACGCTCGTGCTAAACAAGAAGCTGAATTAGCGGCTGCAGCACAACAAGCGGGACAAAAAGATGTTTTGTTTGGTGCGGGATTGTTTGGAACAGGCCAGAAACTTGGTATAGAAGGACAACAGTTTGGCTCTACCCTAATTGGAGCAGGTCAGAAACTTGGAATTGAAGGCCAACAGTTTGGTATAGATGCACTAGCTAAACAACAAGCACTTGAAAAAGAGAGACTAGCACTTGGAGGGTCTCTTTTCACTCAAGGAGCTACTAATTTGGGTAGCTATTATGCAGGTCAAAAAGCCGCCTATGACCCCTATACGGCAGCTATGGCACAAGTTCAAGCAATTGAGACTGCGGCACAACAACCCTTTAACACATCAATTGCATTGGCAAATACTCAAGCAACTGCTGGTGCTAATGCAGGACGACTTGGTATTACGGGAGCACAAGCAGCGGGTGCATTAACAACAAGTGCAAATGCCACTACTAATCCTTGGGCACAAGCAGCGATAGCAGCGGGTCAACCAGGCTCGGCTTGGGGTTCTGTTTTAGGTGGTTTCCTTGGAGCAGCACCAGCTAATTGGGACTTTTCTGCAGCAAACCCCTACGCTGCTTTAAACCCATACTTTACCGCATCATAAGGATAAATCATGGCAAACATCGTTCCAAGCCTTTTTGGGCTAACTCCTGAACAATATGGTGAGCAACGTGATACTCAATCGTTGAATCGTGGCATTGCATTGGCACAGATGGATCCAGGTGCTGCGGCACGTGCCACTCTGTACTCTGGTGTTGACCAACTAGGTCGAGGCATTGCGGGTGCTATGGGCATTGAAGACCCACAAATGAAGAAGATGTCTCAGCGCAATCAATTTCTTCAACAACTTGATTTAACTGACCCACAATCTTTAATTGCAACAGCAAAACAAGCGGCAAATCTTGGTGATGCTGAGTTTGCAGTAGGATTGATTGATAGAGCAAAATCATTACAAGAATCTCAATCAAAGTTAGCTTTACAACAGGCGCAAACACTAAAGGCATTGCAAGGGCCACAACCCGCCAAACTTACTGGTGATGAGCGTTATATCAATATTTTGCAAAGTGTTGAAAATAAATATTTGAATGGTCAAGAGCCTACTGCTACTGAATTATCAACTGCTAATATGGCTGGTCAAATGCTGTCAAAACCTCGCAGTTATTTTGACCAAGCAAGTGGTCAAATGATTACACAACCCGCTACAGACCCTTCAAAAGCATTTCCATTGACTTTTAAAGCAATGACTCCTGCTGGGGAAGAAAAGCCTAGCACAGTACCAAAACCAACCATTCAACAAGCCACTGCTGGTAATCTTCCTGCTGGATCACAAAAAGATATTGCAGAGATTGATGCTAGTCTTGAGAAAATTTCTAATTCAACACAACTTGAATCTCTTTCAAAATCACTTAAATCTGGTGATGTGAAATTCAATGCTGCATCTAATGCTTTTGACTTCCTTGGTGCTGTTATTCCACCTGTTTTTGGTGGTCAAGAAGTTGGAAATCAAGTAAAGAAAGATGAGTTTACAAGGGCAATTACTGAGCGAGTAAACTTTGTTTTGAATTCCGCTAAAGGTGTTCAAGCTAAAGACGATGCACAGCGAGCAAAAGATCAAATTGCTACACCCTCAACTTTCTATAGCTCTGCAAGAATGCAAGGTGCTCTTGATAGCCTTATAAGAGCCGAAGAAAGTTTAAAACAAGAGTTGCTTGCTAAGAGAACTGCTTTGCAATCTCAAGGCAGAACAGAAGCACCAAATGTTCCATCTGCTAAACCAACAGAAGAAAAGCCTAGTCCTAAGCCTGTAGAAAAAACAAGTGGAATGAGTAGAGAGCAGAAAATTGATTCTGTTATTCAATTTAATGCGGGTAAGGGCGTTACAGTAACTAGATCACAAGCTGAAAAAGCTCTTCGTGACGCTGGAAAACTTTAAGGAATCATCATGGCTGACAATCGTCCTAACACACGACAAGAAGCATACGATGCCCTTGTTAAACAGTTAAATTCTGCTAAAGATCGCTTGAATACTGCTATCAAAAGTGGCGAAATACCAAATGATTCTCGTGCGATTATCAATAGCAAATATTACAAAGATATTGGGCGAATTGAGAGTCAAATACGTTCTACAGGCACTATTGGTGAACTAGGCTCTGGCGTTGTTTCTGCGGCTACAGGGCTTCTAACGGGCATTCCTGACATTGCAATTGGTGGATATAACCTATATCAAGAAAAGCGTTCTCCAACATTGTCAGAGTTGATTGCTGGAAAGAAAGGTATGTTTGGCGAAGAGGCGGGTAAATTGCCTTCGTTGCGTGAACGAACATTAGAGTTTGCGGGAATGACTCCTGAAGCAACTTCTAAAGAGGGTGCGCTTCTCCAATCAGCACCAGACATTGCCGTTGGATTAGTTGGATTGACGCAACTTGCTCAATTTGGATGGAAAGCCTTTAAAGACAGAAAGTTAATGTCAAAGGCTGATGAGCTTTTGGGAGAGTTAAATCCTTCTGAGCGTAATATGTTTCAGAACTATATGGTTCGTGGTCAAGGCTCATCTTCGCCTGAAGTTGCCGCCATGATTGAGAAAGTGCGTAAGAATCCAAAGTATTCAGAACTATTTACTGCAATGGAAAATGAAGCGGCTAAAGAGGCTTTAAAGGGTATTCGACCAAGATCATCTGTTCAAACACCAGAAGAAGCGGCTACAGGCATTGCCAAAACAATACAAGACAAACTTGCAGCAGTAAAAGATGCAAGAAATACTGCTGGCAATGAAGCATTCAACAAGGCATTTAAACAAGCTGGAGATGTTCCATTTGTTGAAACAACAGCAACAAGAGCAACAATTGAAAAGCTAAGAGGGCAGTATCCAGACAATGATTCTGTATTGTCTTATTTAAACAAGTTAGAAAATAAACTTCTTGTTGATACACCAACTGGAACTATTCCAGACAAACTTACTGTTCAAAGACTTCAGGGGTTCTTACATGAGTTTGGTAAAAAAGCAGAAGGTGGTGATTCTGTTGTCACGGGGTTAGCTCTAGATGACATGAAAAGGGTTAACAATGCTTTATTTGGTGGTTTAGCTAATGATTTATCAAATACTACAAGAGTAGCAAGTGATGTATCACAGAAAAAAGCGGCTGGCTATCTGATTCAAGCAAGAAATCAATATAAAACTGCCTCTGAAGAATATGATGCTTTAATTTCGCAAGGCGTTCCTAAATTTTTGCAAAACAAATCTTTTAATGAAATTACGATTGAAGATTTAACAAAAGCATATCAACAAACTAATCCTGCTCAAAGACAACAGTTTAGAGAATGGGTTGGTGAAAATCGTACTGAATCTTTAAAAGCAATTGATAAGCGAGTCTTTGATGAATTTTTGAAAGATGCTTATAAGAAACAACCAGATGGAACATTCACTTATGATCTTGGTGCTATTTCAGATAAATGGAATACTGTCAAAGCTACTGATCCAAACCTAGCTGGTCAAGTTGTTGATGCTTTAGGAACAAATGCGTCTGAGTTTTCCAAAAGAATGAAAGATGCTGCTGTATTTACTAGAAAGATACAGATTGGTACTGCACCAGTAGATGAGGCTGTTGTTGGTGGTGGCCTTGCTAGAGACATAGAGGCTTTAGCGGGTACTGTTGGAGGCTATCAAATTGGAAAAGCGACTCGATTAACGACAGACGCAGTAAATGCTATTTTTAAAGATAAGGGTCTGACAGAGCAACAGTTGATGTCAGTATTACTTTCTGGTGAGGGTAAAAAGTTTTTACAGAATGCGGCTATTTCGCCTCAAAGCAAGAATACTTTGCAATCTTTGGTTGATTTAGATAAGGCAAGCCCAATACTTCCATTTGCGGCTGCCACAACGGCATTGCCAACAACTCAAACTCAAGTACCAATGCAAGAGCCAAATATTGAGATGCCACCAAATATTGAGTTACCACCAGAGTTAATGAGTATGCCTTCAACAAACATTGAGTTACCACCAGAAATAGGCGCACCACCACCTCAACCAACCACGACTATTGACCAACAACGACAAGCAATTTTTAACTCTGAGTTAAAAAATCTTATGAGTCAATCAATGGCTATGCAAGAAAAAGGCGATGAAGCTGGTGTTAATCGCACAAGCAGAGACTTAACTTCTTTGTTAATGGAATCGGCAAGGGCTAAGATTCCTTTGTCATATTAAAAATGAAAGATTGGGCTGTAGCAATCATTGCGGCAGTCTGTATCACATTGTTTGTGATATTTGGTAGTTACATCATAATTTGGGCGATGCCGTGAGATGGTTAGTAGCACTTGTTCTTATCCTCTCACTTCAATCTACAGGAAAAGACCTATGTAGTGTGCGTGAGTTTTACTCTATTGCTTGGGGAATACACGATCCGACTGAAAGACATAGATTGATGGTTGAGTGGCTTACAAAACATCAACAATTGTGCAGAAGTACCGACTTTAAAGTAATCTGGAACAACTTGGCTGAGTGGGCTGGTAATGCTGATTCACATCATTTAAGGGCATTGGTGATTCATGGGTACAAAGAAGCACTGGAAAGGGAGAAGAAATGATAGACACAATCAAGCTATTCCCAACAGTTCAACCTTCTGGGTATCCAGACAGGCATGACCTTGCTCAAGCAAAGTTAGAGAAACAACATGAAATGAACAAGGTAAATGAGATAGCCAAGCAAAAGAAAACTGAATTGCAAGATTTGGCCTTTGAGATTTACACAAAAAAAGTAGTTCAAGAGCGACTCCGTATGGAGATATTTCAGAATCGTAAACTAGATATTTATGTATGAATAGACCAACACGCACTTTACGCAAGCCGATTTCAAACACTAAAGAGAAATTGACTTTTTATGTCACTATGATTGTTTCGACAACTTTATGCCTTTGTATGTTGGCAATGGTTGGAGCTTTTTTACTTGGTCTGTGGGCAAAAGAAGTTGAAAATGGTTTAATTTTTGCCTTGATTGGGCCAGCATTTCAAACAATTGTTGGCGGTATGATTGGCTTTTTGTCTGGGGTAAAACTCATGCAAGGTGACGATAAATCTAAATGTAAGGACTAATAATGCTTTCTCTTTTCTCAACACTTGGTGGCCTGTTAATTTCAGGTTTACCAAAACTACTAGACTTCTTCCAGAATAAGGCAGACCAAAAGCATGAGTTAGCTTTATCTAGGATTCAGGTTGAATTACAACTTCAGATGATGGCTCAAGGCTTTGCTGCTCAAGAGCGTATGGAGGAGATTCGCACAGATCAGATTGCCATGCAAGCAGAGGCACAGATGACTGAGGCGGCTTTAAAACACGATGAGAAGGTCTTAGAGAAGGCTTCTCAATGGGTTGCCAACTATGTCGGTACTGTTAGACCTACAGTTACCTATATCTTTGTCTTTGAGTTATGTGCCATCAATGCTTGGATTGCCTACTATATCTACTCTCGCCCTAGCTTAGTGATGAGCATAGATGACTTGATTCGCTTGTCAGACATCATTTTCTCTACTGATGAAATGGCAATGTTGGGTGGAATTATTGGCTTCTGGTTTGGCTCAAGAGGTTGGTCTAAGAAATGAAAGTCAGCAAAGCTGGTGAGGACTTGATGCACTTCTATGAAGGCTACAGGAACAGGCCGTATCGGTGCAGTGCTGCGATTTGGACTGTTGGGTGGGGTCACGCTATGTATGCAGACCAATTAAGCCTTCCAAACGTCCGTAAAGAAGGTTATACAGGGCTTATCAGGTCTGATTACCAACTCAAGGGGGAAGATAATCGTGTATGGTCAAAAGAGGAACTGGTTGATTTATTCAAGGTGGACATCAATTCTTTTGAACGTGGTGTTCTTCGACTTAGCCCTAATCTTGTTAATCATCAAAGTAAATTTGACGCTGCTACCAGTTTTGCTTACAACGCAGGTTTAGGCAACTACCAGAGGTCAACTATCCGCATGAAAATCAATCGTGAGGATTGGAATGGGGCAGCAGAAGCCTTTATGTCATGGACTAAAGCGGGTGGAAAAGAAGTATCAGGTCTTGTCAAAAGACGCAAAGCTGAAGTTGCGTTGTTTCTATCTTAAACTAAACTGTAATAAATATCCTATAAGGTGTTGTAATGCCTAACATTCCTACACCACAAGATGTCGTACACTTCGCACATTGTGTCAAAAAGTGGCAACAAGTGCTTAGTCTTGGTGATTGGCGTATAGAAAAGGGAAGTAAACCTGCAAAGGCTGCTATGGCTTCTGTGGAGTTTAATTCTGCGGCTAGATTGGCTACTTACAGACTAGGCGACTTTGGTGCTGAGAAGATCACACCAGAGTCTTTGGATCAGACTGCTTTACACGAGTTACTTCATGTGTTTCTACACGATTTAATGACTGTGGCACAAGACCCTAAATCGTCTGAAGACGAGGTTGAGATGCAAGAGCATAGGGTCATCAATCTGCTAGAAAAGTTACTTTCAAGGGATTCCAATGGGCGCTCATAATGAAACGTGTACGGATATAGAATTCATCCAACTTTGGGAGCAAATGCAATCTGCAACTGAAATAGCCAAACATCTTGGAATTCCAAATAGGGCAGTTCATTTGCGTAGAAGGTGGATTGAAGATACCTACAAAGTAACTTTAATAGCAAAAGACCATCGTGGTGCTAACTATGCCGCTAACAAACCAAAATCCTTCTCTCCTTTAAAACAGATAAATCTTGGCATACTGGACGGAACAGTAATTGTGTTCTCAGATGCCCACTTCATCCCAAGTCAACGTACAACGGCCTTTAAAGGGCTTCTATGGGCTATAGAACAGTTCAAACCCAAGGCAGTGATATGTAACGGGGATGCCTTTGATGGAGCCTCTATATCTCGCCATGATATAACTGACCAACCACAGACTTCTGTCATCCAAGAGCTAAAGGCTTGTCAGGGTGCATTGGGTGAGATAGAGGAAGTCGCTAAAGCAGCGAGGCACAATGTAAAGCTACTGTTTACATGGGGCAATCACGATATTCGGTTTGGCAACAGATTAGCGCAACACGCACCCCAATTTAAGGAAGTTCAAGGCTTTAAGCTGACAGACCATATCCCAGAGTGGGACTTTTGTTGGGCAGTATGGCCTACAGATAACTTAATTGTTAAACATCGTTACAAAGGTGGTGTTCATGCCACTCATAACAATACTGTTAACGCTGGTGTATCGGTAGTTACTGGACACTTGCATAGCCTTAAAGTGACTCCATTTAGCGACTACAACGGGATTCGGTACGGGGTAGATACAGGGACTTTGGCTGAGACTGATGGACCACAATTTACTTATGCTGAGATAAACCCAAGTAATCACAGATCGGGCTTTGCGGTGTTAAACTTCTTCAATGGCCAGCTTTTATGGCCTGAACTCGTCCATAAATTTGATGAAGACTTGATTCAGTTTAGGGGTGAAGTGATTGATGTAGGTGCGTTTTGAGTGCTTGGCTAATCATTCTCACAGGGGCAATTTACGCTTACATAGCTGGTGAGCAGTTATGGAAAGATAACCCACACATGGCTATTGTGTACGCAGGTTACAGTTTTAGCAATGTGGGGCTTTATCTATTGGCTAAGTAACTTCCTTCTGAAAGACTCCATTAGGCAATAGTATCCCCTTGCGATTCTTGATCTGATCGTACGCAATTTCCATGCAGTTTACCAGATTGATGTCTTGAAGAGCGCAGTAGTTAATAAGGCACACCATGACATCACCAACAGAATCCAAAATAGCCTCTTTGTCCTTTTTGATGGTTGCATCGGCTAATTCTCCTATTTCAGAGACTGCTTTTAGAAGCTGAGACTCTGGGTTGCTATTTGGAATAATCTTACGGGCTTCTGCCCACTGGATTATCTTTATTTCTACATCAGCGTAACTCATCTAACTCTCCTTAACTCTGTAATTTTCTCTGGTGGTGGTGGCAGCATCTTTTCGCTTGGTGGATTCCATCCATGTTTTCTCCAAATAGCTTGGACATCAGATCCAGAAGACCACTTAAAGTCTTTTGTTGGGGTAGATGGGTAACTAATCTTGGAATGTGGTGGTTTTTCTAGCATTATTTGGCCTTCATAATTCGTTGATTTCTGCCAAACCTGCCACGTTTGACACCCGATACTTCAATCAAATCCTTGTCTAACAAAGCACGATACCTTGCTGTTATTGAGGAATATGGATAGTCTGGGAACATACCAAGGATGTCGTCTGAGATACATCCCTCTGGAAAGCCTTTAATAGCCTCATAGACCATTGTTTCTAGCTTAGTGGTATCAACTGCTTGAGCCGCCTGATGGCTCGTTACAGGGTCTTGCCTTCTAGCCAGTTTAAACGCTGGCGTACCAAAGAATCTTTCCATTGATTCTTTCATGTTTCCAAAAATATCATTCATTTATTAACTCCTATTAGTGAGGGTACTAACTGCTCGTCCGCAAGCCTGAAAAGTCTTTGCACAGCGTTCCCCTCGGGTTTATATTAACTCAGATTTTGTTTTCATCAAGTTTATGATCGCCACACCAATCAGTCATAAAGACAACTGGATAGCCTCCCATAGAAGGAGAATGTCTGCGACAACGACCAATAATGGTCGGAGAATCTTTTGTTTCATCTGTTTTGGCTTTCGCCACAAACCACATACAAGTTATGCAGCTCATGTGCTTAGAGCGATGAATCCAAGGGTCATTTACTGTAATCATGTTGTCTCCTAGAAGGGTAGGTCAGAATCATCGAAATTGGTGGCCTTAGATCGCTCTGAGGGCTTCGCTTTGTATTCCTCTTTAGGGGATACTGCCAAGCCCATGAATTTGCCTGACTTCCCTTCCTTGACCCAAGCACTTAGCCAATAGTCCTTGCCATCAACAGTAATATTTCCTTTGTAGTGAGGATGCTTATCGGTTTCCTTCTTATCATTAGAAAAAAGCACCCCACTATTATTCCTCTGCTCTGTTCGATTATTGTCCATGTAACACTCCTTTATATGAAGAAAATTCTTTGTGATGCAGATTGCACGCTTCCATTGCAACTAAATCTGCTAATTCACGATCTTTAAAGTAACCAATGTGCTTATCTTTTCCATCTACTGTTAATCGCACCCTCCATCTTTGTTCACGTTTTGCCCATCCAACATTCTTCTGACCGCTAATATTAGAAGACTTTAACTTCTGATTTTTTAGGTTTTCAGAATGTGTTGCAGCTCTTAAGTTTTCAATCTTGTTGTTGGACTTATTTCCATCAATGTGATCCACTTCTGGTGGAAGATAGCCATGATGAAACATAAAAACAAGTCTATGAGTCATGTAGCTTTTTTTCATTAAACCTATCATTCTGTAACCATGACAATCTCTTCCAGCAACTTTCCCAACATTAATTCGTCTTCCAGTTTGTTTTTTCCAAAATAAATTCCCGTCTTCATAAGAGAAAGTTTCTTGCAATAACTCTTGGCTAAGTTCCATCACATTTCCTTTGCTTTCTTTAACGCTGCACGCACTTTACTAGGAAGGAGTGTCCATAGAGCCACTTTTTGTTCTGAATCTAGGTTCTCTCCCTCCAACTTATCCCAAGCTGCCTTGGGGTCACCTTGCTCACAAGT